GAAGGTCGAAGTTAATGGCGTTTTAATTTCTAAAAAACTACTTATTAGAGAAACCAATAGGGAGTGCCCCGTTTGCAGTGTATACTCGTTTGACAAAAGAGATGACGTGTATATGAACAAGTTCAAATGCTGCTTCGGATGTTACATTCAGTACGTCGAAGACCGCGAAGAGCGCTGGAAATCTGGTTGGCGACCAAAATCAGGAGATAACACAACAAATGGCAACAACACTTGAAGTAATTAATGGAATTTCGCAAGCAGCCGCGAACGCATATGACGGCGGGCACGATGAGAAATATTCATACGATGGAACAGCGCGCAAGGTAGGACTTTTCCGTGAGGAAGGAGATGTTATAACAGACTCTAGAGTCATGGACGGGTTTGGAATTCGCTTCCAGGCCAACCGCTTAATTATCAGTTACCAGTACGATTGTATGCTCAAGCACGTACACGAAAAAGGATTTGAAGACGCTATTGATGAAAAGGTGGCTAGTGTTGCCAAGTATCTTCGCAACGAATACAAAAAAGTAACCGGCAATGGATTGACTTTAACCAAGGAAGGGGAATGTGACATTCTAGTAGAGTATATTTCTAGAATCAGAACTTCAGTTAAGGCATGTCAGGTATACAAGATCGGCGGCTTGAGCGAAGTGGATGATCCGCACCCTGGAGATCGCAAAGATGTGGACTCAGCCATCAAGAGTTGGCTGGGAATGGGCAAGGATAAATTTTCAGGTGCCAAGAAGCCCACAAATGTTACAAGAAAAAATGACTAAGATGATATGTCATATCAATTATCTAAACAGGAAATTGTAAAGGAAATTCTCAAGAGCGGTAAAGACCCGGTTTACTTTATTAACAACTATTGCAGAATTTCTCACCCGATTCATGGGCTAATCCCATTTAATACATACGACTTTCAGCAGGATCTGCTGTCAACTTTCAACGACCACAGATTCACCGTGATTCTTAAAGCACGCCAGTTGGGCATTTCTACCATCGTGGCGGCTTATATTGTTTGGCTCATGCTGTTTCATCGTGATAAGAATGTTTTGGTCATGGCTACTAAGTTTGGTACAGCAGCCAACTTGGTCAAGAAAGTCAAGGCAATGATGAAATATCTCCCTGATTTTATACAGATATCTGAAATTTCCATAGATAATAGAACTGCGTTTGAGCTTTATAATGGCTCACAGATTAAAGCGTCTTCAACCTCCGGTGATGCCGGTCGTTCCGAGGCGCTATCTTTGTTGGTGGTTGACGAGGCAGCACACGTTGAAAACTTAGAGGATCTTTGGACTGGTCTGTATCCTACGATTTCCACCGGTGGTCGCTGTATCGCGCTTTCCACGCCCAATGGTGTGGGTAACTGGTTCCACGATGTGTATACCAAAGCAGAAGCGTCGATAAATGACTTTCACCCCATTAAGCTTTTATGGGATTTGCACCCTGATCGAGATCAGGAGTGGTTTGATAAAGAAACTAGAAACATGTCTCGCCGCGAGATTGCTCAAGAGTTCGAATGCAACTTTAATACTTCTGGTGATACAGTAATCCATCCAGAGGATATTGCATGGATTAGCGGCACTGTGAAAGAGCCCAAGTACCGCACTGGATTTGATCGCAATTATTGGATTTGGGAAGAGCATAAGACGGATGCTTCATATGTTCTGGCTGCAGATGTTGCGCGCGGCGATGGTACAGACTTTTCTGTATTTCATATTATTAAGTTAGAAACGCTAGAGATTATTGCCGAATACCAAGGCAAGGCAACTATTGATATGTTTTCAACGATATTGGAATCTGCCGGAAGAGAGTATGGCAATTGTATGATTGTCGTCGAAAACAATAATATTGGGTTTTCTGTTCTGGAGAAGCTAATCGACAAGGGTTACCCAAATGTTTATCATTCTGTGAAAGCTAGTCATGAATACGTTGAACAATATATTGCCGAAGGAATGTCAAATTCAATTCCAGGCTTCACTACTTCAAACAAGACGCGCCCGTTGATTGTCGCAAAATTGGAAGAGTTTATAAGAAATAAACTAATTACAATATATTCGAATAGAACTTTACGCGAGATCCAGACATTTATTTGGAATAACGGCAAGCCGCAAGCTATGCGAGGTTACAATGATGACCTTGTTATGTCGTTAGCCATCGCTTGCTGGGTTCGCGACACTGCATTTATAGCCAACGCAAGAAACATTGAATACAAAAAGGCATGTCTAGGCTCTATGGTACGAACAAATACGACAATGCAAGCAAAACTTCCTGGCCAATTAGGTTATAAAAAAGGTAACGCTTTTGATACAATGAAGGAAGACGAATTTAAAGAACAGTATGAAAAATATTCATGGCTGTACAAGGGATAATTAATGCCACCTAAAAATAGAAATCGTAGTTCATTAAGCAACATGAATCTGAAAAATCCGAGGAACCCTGAGTCTCCTCTGTTTAAGCGACTAACTCGTTTGCTTTCTGGGCCGATTGTTAACCGCCGCGTTCAGATGCAGCGCCGCTACCGCCGCGCCCAACTAGATAAGTTTAATTTTACATCTGCTGGTGGGCTGAACTTTAAGAGGACATCCTACAATCCTTACGACAATCTTAGCGCGCAGGTTATGGCGAATCAGAATCGCCAAGAACGTTATATTGACTTTGATCAAATGGAGTATATGCCAGAGATTAATTCTGCTTTAGATATTTATGCAGATGAAATGACCACTTCGACAGTTCTCAGTCCACTGCTGAAGATTGTGACATCTAACGATGAGATCAAGGTTATTCTCGACAATCTATATACAAAAATTCTAAATATTGAATCTAACCTTTTTGGCTGGTGTCGGACTATGTGCAAGTTTGGAGACTTTTTTCTGTATCTAGACTTGGATGAGATCCATGGAGTCAAAAACGCAGTTGGTTTGCCGCTTGAAGAGATTGAAAGACTAGAAGGTGAAGACAGGACCAACCCAAACTATGTGCAGTTCCAATGGAACTCAGGCGGAATTACTCTGGAGAACTGGCAAATTGCGCACTTTAGAATTTTAGGCAATGACAAGTTTGCTCCTTATGGTACCTCGGTGCTTGAAGGCGCCCGTAGAATTTGGCGGCAACTAACTTTGCTTGAAGATGCTATGATGGCATATCGTATTGTTCGTTCGCCCGAGCGCCGAGTGTTCTATATTGATGTTGGTAACATTCCACCTCACGATGTTGAGCAGTTTATGCAAAAGGTCACAACTCAGATGAAGAGAAACCAAGTTGTTGATCCTACGACCGGTCGAGTGGACCTTCGCTACAATCCAATGAGCATTGATGAAGATTATTTCATCCCTGTTCGTGGAGGAGAATCCAGTCGCGTCGAATCCTTGCCCGGTGGGACATACACGGGCGACATTGATGATGTTAAATATCTTCGCGACAAGCTATTCTCTGCTCTTAAGATTCCTATGTCTTATCTGTCGCGTGGCGAAGGTGGCGAAGAGGACAAGACAACTCTAGCCCAAAAGGATATTCGGTTCTCTAGAACCATTCAGAGACTGCAGCGTTCAATTGTTGCTGAATTGGAGAAGATTGGTATTATTCACCTTTTCACTCTAGGGTTTAGAGGGGACGATCTCATCTCGTTCTCCTTAATGCTTAATAATCCATCTAAGATTGCCGAACTTCAAGAGCTT